CCACTTGATAGTTACTGTGTTTGGATTACTTGCTGTTGCTTGTATTGCTTGTAATGCACGACTTGCACCTTGTGACCCTTCAATGAATATCAAATCTTCAGGATGATCTAAATGACCCTTAGCTTCTGTAACGATAGACAGAGATTTTAATTTTTCTAAGGTTTCTTTTATTTCGTAAATCATTTCTTTTCCTGAATCTTTTTCTGCACTTCACCTACTAGTTTTTCTAGGTCACCGGTAGTCATTCTATCAAGTAAATTTATTACTGTCGCTAATTTAACTCTTGCGGTTTCAGATGGTTCTTCAGGAACGTTAGGTTGACTATTCTTTATAACATCATAAATTACTTTGCCTATTTTTCTAAGAGCAGGTAGGCCCCTGTTTATTTGATAGGTACTTGCTACTTGTCCAGTTAGTGCTTGCAACTCTCCTTGTGCCTGAGATAGATTGTACTGGCTAGCGTATTGAGTTATTACCTGCATGAGATATTGCGCTATATCAAATTCTTGATAAGTTGCCAATGTTTTTTCATATTGGCCCTTGTACGCATTGTATTGCGGTGTCCCAGGATTAACTTGTTGCCTACCCACTACTATAGGTTTGCCTTGATTAATTAGGTCCATCATTTGCTTAGCTATAGCTGCTTCTTGCTGACTTTGCTGAATTCTTGGCCAAACGGTACTCATCATACCATTCATTTTACCAACGAAGGTGTCTATAAAATGTTCTTCTTCAAATCTTGATTTTGCTCGTTTGGCCCCTATGCTGGATCCCACAGCACCCGCTAAGCCGCCTATTCCTAATTGAACCCATTTTGATAGGCTTTCGTTGACGCTTTCATCAACTTCCTGAAGTTTCATCTTTTCTTCTTATACTTTTAGAGAATCTGTCTTGATCCTTGTTTTTAATAGCACTTAAAAGCTTTTTTTCTAATATAGCGGCTTTTTCAGGATCATAGTGTTTATTGATCATTTCGATGAGGTTTATAGCACTGGTAATTATGTTATGGGCACGGCTTTCAATCATGTGCTTAGTGTCACGTTTATCGCCCAACGCTTGAAGTTCCTCAAGCAGACTTTTTGTTTTGCGTTCCATTGCTAAATCCCCGTTTTAATATTTATCACTTCCTCAGACTATTAATCATGCTTTTTAGTCTGACGCTTGGAATCTCTGCTGTGACTTTGGGAAGTTCAATCTTCTCCTCAGGAAGCTCACTATTATGCATTGGACTAGGGGCTATTGTTACGCTAGCACTTTTAAACGTGTTTATTATGTCCTTTGCGCTAGGTAGTGGGTTATTTGCTCTTACATCATCTGTGCCAGGATCTGTAATCCTCAAAGTTTCTACATTAAACTCAAGTTCAATCTTTTGCCCTACACCAGAACTACTACGTGTTTTCATAAGCTGAATTTGATATTGTCCGCGTTCACGCATACTGCGACTAGTGAAGATACCAAATACATTATCTGCTGTATTAATCTTACTGATACCACCTGAAATATGACTGTGATCAAATTCGATTTCTTCTACCGCACTACGATTTAGCTGAGAAGCAGTAACTAGCAGCACGTTCAATTCTTTGGATAGGTTACGCAATTCTTCCGACACATACTTGTCTTTAATAAACAAGTCTGATGGGCTGACTTTTGCGCTGACGGGCATAAGAAGATCAAGATAGTCAACACAGAGAAAATCAATCTTTGCCCCTGTCTTAATTTCATATTCCTTACAATATGCTCGTAAGTCATTAATTGTGCTTTGAGCAGGCAAATACTTAATCTGTAATTTACCTGACTTCTTAGCTAACATCTTTACTTTCATTTCAACATTCTCAATTTCCTTAAAAATGTCACGGCTGCTAGTTTCTGTCATCATACTGTCAATACGCATAGAGCATAAACCTTCAGCAAGTTCTAGTGTAACGTAAATACCAGTAAGCCCTGCTTTACTCCAGTTAACTGCAAGATTTTGCATAAACAAACTTTTACCTGATCCTGACCCACCTGCGAATATCTGTAATTCACCTCTGTTAAATCCACCATATAGTTTGCTATCAACAGTAGGCCATCCTGTGCTGATCTGACCATTACTGCTTTTGAGTAGCATCAATCTAGCACGTGGGTCAGCAAAGTAATCAGTACCCATATCTTTTGTAATTGATATTTGTACCGCGTCTTTAATTAACTTTTCAACTGGGTCAAAGTTACCTTTTTCTAACAAGTCTGCTGATTTTAAAATAGCTCTTTCTAATTCTTGTCTACGTGTAAAGGCCTCAAACTCATCTAAAAACCATTCGTAGTGTTTACTATCTAAGTCTGGAATAAATTCTAAATTTGAATTTGATGCGGCATTTACTTGTTTGAAATCTGGAATAACATTGTATTCTTCTACATAAGTTTTCAAAAACTTTGCTGCCTCTCTTAAAGACTTATCAAAGTTTTCGTGATTCATAATATTGGACACACGCATGTACAACTCACTGCTTGTGAGCATCATACACAAAAATAAACGCTGCACCTCTACATTATATTCTTTTAACAAGTTTCTTCCTTTGCATCTCTATCTTGATTTTACTGTTTGTTGCGCTTTGTAGTATACTTATAAGTGTTGGCAATTTACCATATTTTACCACTGCATCATTTACATCCTTAATATCTTCATCCCAATTAGGTAAACTTACACTATATCCTACTTCTAATGCTTTGTCTATTGAGTCTAGTCCAGTCTTATCACGATCAGGAACAAATATGATTTTCTTATGTAACTGGTTTAATAATTTAGCCTGATCATCATTTATTGTATTATGTGTAAGTGCGCAGCCATCTATGCTTAATGCGTCAAATATACCTTCTACCAATATACATACTTCGTAATTAGACTTTTGCATATCGTAGTTAAACACATAACCAGGCTGTTGATCGTTGATATATTTTGGTATCCTATCATCTAAGTACCTGCTTGTGTGCCCTACAATTTTATTCCTATAATAGTAAGGTATGATAATTCGTTTACTATTGCGACCCGCATCTGTTGGCGTCACGTAAAATTTATATTTTTTGTAGTCTATTTTTCTGTTTGTAAGATAGTCTACGAATATTTTATGGTCAGAATTATTAACGTCTAGTATTTCAGCGTCAGGTAAAGTTTTTGTTTCAAAGTTTAATTTTTTATCTTTTTCATACTTAACTGTAAAATCAAGAATGTCTTTGTGCTGTAAACTCTCCAAACTATATCGTTTGATATCCTGTTCATCCATTCCCGCATAACCAAGTAAATCAATTGTTTTTTGATTGATTGCTTTGCCTAATTCAAAAACACATGTGAAGTTACAATTGAAGCAATGATATGTCCAATTGTGTCCATCTAGTTTTATTCCTCCCCTGCCGCGTTTATCTCTTCGGTGACCCAAAGCAGTACAACATATAGCGTTAAAGCTATACCAACCACTTGGGGTCATTCGTTTGTTGCCTGGTATGACGGATAAAATATCAAACATGCTAATATTATAGCATAAAAATTGTAGAGATGCAAATAAAAGGTTTATCTAACCAAAATTTTTGTTACGTCGCCGTTGGTAGAAATGAACTCTAATCTATAGAAAGGATGAATACCTGTATCTAATTGGTAACCCAATGTTTCAGATTTGTCGGTATAGGAGAATTCTATATCTTCAATATCATACCAATCTTCGTTTTGTGTAGTGCTACCTTGAAGTTTTACAGTACCAGTGTAATTATCATAAAATATTTGCATAGTAAATGATCTAGCAGGTGTACTGAATACACTAGAATAGTAAGTTATTGGATTAGATGGTGTTGGGTATTGGTGATTTGGTATCGTAACCTCATGACTTGGCATTAGGTTTGGTATGACACTATTAACAATTTGAACGGTTCCTCTAGCGCCAGAATGCTCGTCAGTATATACAGGATAACCAGATCCAGTAGTACCTGCATTTATGATTTCTAACGAATATTTGGCAAGCTGAGAATTAACTATTGCTAGTTCCAGTTCGTTTACAGTAAGAACTGCTATACCAGTTAATGGGAGTGCCCCATCAGTTGGGCTTGTACTTAGTAATTTTGTGATTAGTATCTTATTTCCATCGTCACTGATTAGCCTAAACTTTACCTCAGAACCGGTCAAATTAATTGGTTTTTGGTCCTGATTTAGAAACTGAAATTGTAACTTATTCTTTACACCCTTGTGTAGTGTTAAATTCTTTGCATACACAGTGTCATATCTCCTCGCTGATGAGCCCTGCGACAGGACTACATTATGTCTAGGGATGTAATAATATACTGAAGTTGAGTACATGCCTAATCCTTTAAGTTATTTATCTTATTTTATTTTCGGTTTTTATATCAGATAAATAATCCAGAGTATCATTATGCATAAAGACTTTTTCAAAAACTTAACTGAAAATCACCCCTTCATAACAGTCTGCAACTATTCCGGTCAGGATTATGTTGGAATCATACAGAATAGGGATGACGTTGTAACCACTATCTACGATTATGGTTCTATAATATCCCCTGACCTACGTGAAAAATTCCTAGAACTAGGAGATGTTTGGTGGTGGGAAAGTAATAGACTTATCCCAATCAATATGTTCTTAAAGGAAGAATGGATTATTTTTAAGCCCTATTTAAGAACCTTTAATAACAAAAGTTTAAGTATCATACATGGACCAATATGTAGCATAAGTGAACTAAGCAAACGTAGGTCTAAGAAAAAATCTATAACTTTAGTTCGTAGAATGACCTGATTCAATTAAGTTCATATGCACTGCAACTAACCAAGCATATCCCATAGCGTGTGCTTTTTTAAACGTATACCCATCTTCCGTTTTATCCCACACTGTTTTTGCAACCTCTGACCATGGCATCCCTATCAGATGTTTCTTGCCGGGCCTAATGATAGCCAAGAACATAGCAAGTCTAGGAATACTATTAATAGGTTCAGGCATTTTTTGTAGCGTACTAAACTGGTTCGACAAGTGAATAAGTTTACTGACAAATGATTCTTCTTTTAGTTTATCCCAGTTAGGATCACGCATCAATTCAATAAGATGAGTTTCGTCCTTAACCAAACTGTATACATGAACGTTTAGAAAATCTAATTTAACGTAGCCTCTTTCTTCTGCTTCAGTATAATCAATATTGGCTATTTCATTTATAGCATCGTACGGAACTTCATTGACATAGACACCTGTATTATGTTTGCGGATAGGTTTCACGTTTCGCATTGCTGCAGGAATGTGCTTTATATATTGTAATATACTGTCTCTATCACCAAAGTCAATGTCAATATCAGAATTGAATTTCACTGCATAAATCCTTTTTCCATTAATTTTTTGTAGGCTTGTTGTACAACGATAGCCTGCCTCTCAGCATCTTCTACTGCTTTATGTGAAGTTTTATGCCCACCGTCTTTAAGTTTAACGCCTGCAATTTCAAACAATGTTCTGGTGTCACGGACTGTGTAGAAAGGCCATGGAATAGGATTAGGCCTATCTGTAAGTGTTTGTCGCATTGCAGTTTCCATCACAACAACATCAAATGGTGCACCATGACTCCATATAGCACGACGATTCCAACAAAACTTGTAAAGAACTTCCATACAGTCTTTGAGTGACATTCTATTATCGTCGCCCATTGCTTCTTCTAATGCAGCAGGGCTTTGTTCACTCCACCAACGAATAGTATCATCATTTATAATTCTACCATACTGTTCTGTTTGATCTTCAATAGTGGGGCGCAGTTCAAGTTTTTCTATTACACCTGAACCTTTAGGATCGAATCGAACCACACCAATAGTAAGTATAACACAATACGGACTTGTGTCAAGACTTTCTATGTCGATCATTATATCGTTAGCCATTTTTAAAACTTATTTTTTCTCTTTTGTTTTCATCAAACACAAACTTGTATGCTCTTTAACTTTTGTCCATTCTTCTCTAGCTTTCATACATTCTTCATGTGTAGGATATTCTTTTGTGTATACAAATTTAATCTTTGATGGATTTTCTGTCCACAATTGAATTGTCAGTACCCAAGTTACGATCATTTCCATTTCTCACCTCTTTTTTACATTCTACTTGAAAAGGATATTCATTATAAAAATTTGCCCATTTTAAACACTCATCAAGGTCTTTAAACTCTTCCTGTTTATAAATTTTAGCAGGATTAGAGGTTAAAAGCAATACAGTTAGGATATAAATCATATTAGCCCCAAACTAATAAAAAAGCAGTTATTTCTTTTCGATCTTTAAACTTAAACATATCGAAACTAATTCGTTTACCGCATTTAGATTTTTCACACCACTCTTGCACCGGATCCATATCTTCTTCTCTCAATCCAGTTGGCGTAATTGCGCCGTGTGCATATTCTAAATTAGCCCGTAATATAAGAGGCTTCATAGGATCTTCATACCACACTATACGCTTTGTACGCATCATTTCTGTTACTCTTTGTATGAGTTTGTCGATTTCTTTTTTTCTCATGTCCATTTTAATGTAAACCAAGTTGCATGTGATTCCTCATAAAATACAAATACCGTATGTTCTGGTGCAACGAAATCCCCACTCCAATCTTGATACTTTGCTTGATTATATTGAAAATCAAAATCTTTGTGCTGTATCATTCCAGCCTCACGCATCTCTTTGACTATATCAATAATCTCAGAAGGTTTTTTATATTTTAATACAATTTCTATCAACTCCACCTCAACATAAACATGATCAATTCCGTTTCATTTGTAAACTCAATTACAGACCCTCGAAAAGCAGATTCACCCTTTGATAAATTATCACCGCACCAATCTTTTAATTCAGTCTCATGGTGCATCCAATACAAAAAATCTGTTAATATAATATATCCACTACCATCGTTTAATGCACCATGACTGATTACATAAGTTTCCATCTACCATTTTAACTCAAGTAAAAGATTCTTAGCTTCTTCTACTTCTTTAGTCATCTTAGAAAACTTGATTGCCCATTGAGTTGGCTGTATGTAATCATAGACAATCTTGACCTGATCTTCATTTAGGTCATCTATGAATTTTATTCCACTTTCACTATGATAAAGCAACCATGGACTCAATCTACCTTTAGTAATTTCATGACATATCTTGTTTCTATTTCCATATCTTAGTAAATCATTTGGTTTGACATTTTCTACTTCTGACAATTCAACACAAGTTTCAACGCTACGCTGTATTGCATCTAAATGATCTTCAGTTTTAAGATAGTTTAATAAAAATCCTGTGTATACTGTGTCACTTGTCCAAGTATCAATCTTAACTTTTTCTTTTAACAAATAGTCAATATACCTAGGTATATTAATGCAACTAATTTCCATTGCATACGCACCAAATTTTACAAAAGCAGTATAGTATGCTGACCGAATAAAGTCCTCATAAGTCCTTTCTTTTTTGCTTGTACTATGTTTCTTATAAAATTCTAGATAGCATTGAAATCCTATTTGATTACCTCTGCGATCTTTTTCTAACCATCTATGCTTATACTCACAAATATGTTTTAAGAAAGACTGTTCTTGTACGAATGACCTTTTACAAAATTCACAGGTCATCTTATCATCAGTTACCTTTTTCTTTTTCATATTCTTTTATATGTTCTTCTGTAATGAAATCGTTCAATGCTTCTATATCAGATAGCTTCATGTCGGGATATAGTTGCCCTAAATAGTATTTTTTCTTCTGCTCTTTTTGTATTTCTTCACTAACCATTGAGATAGTTTCTTCTGATTCTTTAGGATACAATTTTTTGTAATACTCGCTGATATCCTTTAATGTTGCCTTCTCTTTTAAATTTGTGATTGATTCTTTGATATGAGGTATCCATTGATGAAACTGCTTACCAAAGTTAGGGCTGATAGAGCATAACATTAACCATTGTAGTTTAGGATGATCTTTAAGGCTACTATCTAACAAATACATGTTAGCGTTCTCGTTTGTGCTTTGTACATAGTATCGTTGTATCTCACTATTGCCCTTAATTGCACTCATCCATTGTAATAACATGTATGGTACGAACTTTTTCTTTTGATCTTCTGTTAGTCTATCGTAATATCCATAGTCTTTTTTATCTAACGCTTCCAATGCTTCAAACAGTTGGAAGTCCACATCCGTGAACTTTTCGTCTGCGCTAGTTTTAGCTTTTGCTTTTGCCATTAAAATGCCTGCCTGTAATCTACAATCTCACAGTTTCTACTAATCTCTTTAACAAAGTAAACGCATCTGGGCTTATGTGTATCTTCAATTGGCACACATAGAAACTGACCATTCTTTAGTCTAGGAGCATACCAAGTTACATCGTGGTATATGTCAACTATTTCTATATCTACAAAAGAAGGTTTGAAACTACTCAATGGATTGAATTCAAATACTTTAAATCCACGATCATTAATACTAGTTAATGGTAATGTTTCTAAGTCACCAAGTTCGGGTTCACCAATCAATACTTGCCAATCAACAGGCATCTTAATTTTCTTATCGCCTATTCGTAGCACTAATGCAGGGCTGTTAAAGCTTTCTAGAAATATTAATGGTATATAATGATAGTCTACATTCGCAGGATTATTGTTATCTAGTATAGCGAACCTTAAGTCATCTATTTCTTCAGGTAATGTTTCTAAATTATAAGCTTGGTTGTCTAATGTTAGTATTTTCATAGTCTAATTTTATCATATCTTTACTTGTATGTCAACTTTTCAACAGTGAATGGATAATTAGCATCTTTGTAAAAATCTTTACGTTTGGTTAAATGCCGTTTACTAAATCTACAGTTACTGGTTATATCCCAGATTTGTACGAAGTCTTTATCCTCGGCTTTTCTAATACCTCGCCCAATAGATTGTATAACTCTGACAAAGCTTTTTCCGGGCTCCAAAAGAACCAAATTAAAAATGCGAGGAATATTAATACCCACAGCGGCCACACCGTAAGTCGCCACAATAACCTTATTATTGCTTGTCGCAATTTCATCATATTCTTCTTTCCTTTCTGATAATTTTGTGCCACCACTTACAAACACACTATCAGGTATACGATCAATTAATTCTTTACCTGCATTTACTCTATCAACCAATACTAATGTGTTTCCGCTTTCTTTTATGTTTAATATAAGTTCGGCTACATTGTCTAGCCTAATTTTATCTTCTAGTAAATGCTTTAGTTCACTTTGATAATCTTTAAATTCAACATTGTCTTGCAACTGAACTACATTTACGTGGCATCTAGCAAGTACACCTTTATCTTGTAGTTCACTCGCTGCTAGTTTGTTTATCACAGGACCTATACTAACAAACAACGCCTGACTAGCAAATAACTCTTTGGGTATAGTTCCTGTCAGTCCCCAGCGAATAGGTATATGACCAAAAGGACCTGTCAACAATGTCTTAAGGACATCTGCTTGTGCCATGTGTGCCTCATCAATAATCAAACACACAACATCTTCAATAAACTCACCAATAGGCACTTCTGCTTCTTTAGCCTTAGTTGCCTTAAGTATATTGTTTAAACTTTGCCAAGTGCATATTGTATGAGTTCTACCTATTTCTTTTCGTTCACCAAAGTATACACCAACGTCAAGACCTAAGTTAACATAATCTGCTTCAGTTTGTACAACAAGACTTTTGTTTGGTACTACAACAATACTTCTACCATAGTTTTCAACGCTATGGCTTAATGCAGCAGTCATTAGTGTTTTACCTGCACCTGTAGCTACCTCTTGTACGCTTTGTATATTTTTTAGAAAATCGTTGACCACCTTTAATTGATAATCACGAAACTTAATTGGTTCACCACACTGTGGGTGACCTTTAGGCCATGTATGATTGCTAAATGTGTCTTCCTGTATTTCTGTAAAAACAAATTGATTTTGTGTTGTTCTTAAATCTTCTATCTGTATATCATATCCTGCACTGTCAATGACTGGGATGATACTCTCTAATAGATTAATGAACGTACTACCACCCAAACTAAAATAGCTGACCTTACCGTTCCAACGACCTAGTTGGACACTCGGGCGAAACCTAGCACCTGGGATCTCGTACTCAAACATCTTCATTAACTTTTTTCTATCGGTTAATTCTAATCCAGATAGCTTACAGTTAACTTCATCCTGTATAATTATTTTACATTCTCTCATTTAAGTTCAACCTGTTCATTATTTGTGATTGTTATTATTTTAGCGGCGAAAGAACTACCACTGCCCAGATGATTCAGGGAACCATATTTGATTAGCACGGGCATGGACAATGTTCTTTCAAATAATTCATTTTTACCTTTGTCTTGCCATGATCCTACATGAAAAGTTTTTATTTGTAAACTTTCTAGGTCACGCTTTACACTTTCTTTGGCTGTAGATTTGGATGA